AGCCTAAAAGATTTTTATTTTTTGATAATTTGTTTACCATAATTGGTCCGTTCGTCTAGTGGTTAGGACTCCAGGTTTTCATCCTGGCAACAGGAGTTCGATTCTCCTACGGACTACAATAAATATGGGGGATTAGTATAACGGGATTACACTGCCCTTGCACGGCAGAAATTACAGTTCGATTCTGTAATCCTCCACACTCGGATTTTTTAGAATGTTTTACCGAATGTAAGACTCCGGATAGTAACATTGAAGGCAAATACCATTAAAACATTCAAAGATATATGTACAGGTGGCCGAAATGGTTAGGCAGTAGGCTGCAACCCTTCTTATGTCGGTTCGAGTCCGACCCTGTACTCAAATAATATGTGTGAGTATGCAAGTGGTTAAAGCACGCAGACTGTAAATCTGTTCCTTTGGGTTCGGTGGTTCAAATCCATCCTCACACACCATTCGCGGGGAAAGGAAGTCCTAACGGAGCCTCATAAGTTCTCGTTGTGGTGGAGCGTTACCACCCCCCGCTACACATTAATAAAAACAATAACAGGAGAAATAGTTATGGTGGAGCTCCTGTAAGCGGCGTTCAAGGTTCTTGGACTGCAAATATGTCAGGTAGATATGAACTCAAAATTGTAGTTTGGAATAAATGGGATAAAGATATAGTTTATAGATTTATAGATGTTCAAACAACTACCCTTTATCAATATTAAATAATCTCATTCGGTAAAAGAAATTACTTCATATATATTATATTTATTAGTATAATGAAGGTTGCAATTGGACATTTTTCTTTAACCAACCAGGAGATATTCATTATGAGTAAATCTAAACCAGTAAAAAAAGTTATTACTACCACTCAAGTTAAAGCAAATCAAGAATGTAAAAACAAACGACAAGTATTATCACAACTTAAAAGAATCAAATGGAATATAGAATTTCAAACAGAAAATCAAGAAATATTCTATAATACAGTAGATAAAAATGATATTTCATTTTGTGCGGGTCCTGCTGGATGTGGTAAAACTTATATAGCTACATATTATGCATTACATCAACTTGCCACCACTAAAAAATATGATGGTATTATTATCACAAAACCATTAGTAGAAGTTGAAGGTGAAAAGCTTGGATACTTACCAGGAAATGTAGAAGAAAAAACAGAACCATTTATGATGTCCATTTATTATAATATGGAACAAATAATTGGTAAAGATAGATTGAAAACGTTAAGAGAAACAGGTGTGATTACAGTAGTACCATTAGCTTATATGCGTGGACTTACTTTAACGAATAAATTAGTTTTATTGGATGAAGCTCAAAACTCATCTCCTCTTCAGATTAAAACTTTCTTGACCAGAATTGGCCGTGGTAGCAAATTTATTATTAGTGGAGATTTACAGCAAAGTGATGTTAAACATAAACAAGGTAATGGATTAGAAGATGCAATTAGAAGATTAACTGGATTACCACATTTAGGATTTTCTCAATTTACTCTTGACGATGTAGTTAGACATCCAGTAGTCGCTGGTATATTAGAAAGATATAATGATGAATATTCTGTTGATGATATACCTGCCGAAGTAACTTTATCTGCTTGGTTAGAACATCCTACATATGATTACTCAAAAATAATGAATAGATGGGATTAAAAAAAATAAAAAAAGTTCTTGACTTTCTCAAAATTCCTTTGTATATTTAGTCGAAATGAGAAAGGAAATAATAAAATGAGTATATTTGACGCAACAATGATAGCTGAAGGTGTTTTTGAACCTTCAAGTGAACAAGAATGGATTGACGCCTGGCAATTACTATTAGATGAAGGTATTGTATGGAAACTACAAGGTTGGTTTGGTCGAATGGCAACCCAGCTATTAGATGCCGGAATAATAGTTGAAAAAAGAGCTTGACTTTATCAATTATTGTTTGTATATTTAGTCGAAATGAGAAAGGAAAAGGTTATGAAAAAAACAAAATTCAGAAAATTAGAAAATCCAATGGAAACTGTCACCGTTAATGGTGTGGAGATAGTTCCTGATGAGGTTACATTACCTAAAAATAGTAATAAGGTTATGGTTGGTGGAAACTGGCCGATTAACTTTGAAAATGAAAAAGATGAACACGATTTCAATGAAGCTATGAATGGTTATTGGAAGGAAGGATAATATGAATAACAGTCCACTAAATACTAAAAACAGAATTAACTTTGTTACTAATGAAGCTCCGGTATTAGAGTTTATTAAAAAATATCCTATAGTTAAATGTACTATGAATGAGTTTGTAGGAACTAAGCGACAAACAATAGATGCTTACATAAATTGGTTGAATAAGTATGGTGAAAATGGACACTATCTCGGTGGGAAACCTGAAACGGTTAATAGTGAATCATTCGGGAGTAAAACATTTTATAAATTTGATTGGAATGGAGTTAAGGGATGGGGAGAAGTATTTCAATATTTAACGGATAACAAGAAGGGAAACTAAAATGAAATCAACAATGGCAATGGATATAGATACTTTGATAACTGAACTAAATCGGTCAGCTGGGGATGTATATAAGAATATGAGAATGTTACCGCCTAAATATGTGGTCAATACTCGTGGTAGAAAATATTTAAAAATAACAGAGGACAGCACGAATGGTCGTGTAGTATGTTTCATAGAAAAAGAAACGGGTAACATATATAAACCCGCAGGTTGGAGAGGTCCTTACACTAAGGGTAATAACCCTGTAAGAGCTAATGTACATGATTATGAATCATTCATGAATAAGACTGACCCATATGGTGGTTGGTTGTATGTGTAAATTTAAAGGATAATAAATGATTGACCCAAAGTTACAAGCCATATTAGATATGCAAAAAGATATTCCAGATGTGAATATAAAAGGAATAGAAAGTGATGAGATTGCATCGGATGATTATGTGAATTATTTACTTGGTGACATAACGATTTCAGATAATTCAGATGATTTTGTGGAATTTTCAGATACTAACAGTGAAGGTTATATAGATTAAAAATATATTTGTATTTCAGGTATTTGCATGATATATATTATTGCGGATGAAGTGTTATAGGAAACACGCTTTGATTCCATTGAAGAGAAGTAGGTTCGACTCCTACCATCCGCTCAAATTTTGACCAGCTAGGTTATTTACTAATTGAAAAATAAAATAAAAGAGAAGTTATATGGCATTTGATTCATTCTTTGATGAGCCTAAATTCGACTTTGATGTCGAAAGAAAAAAATTCATCGACAACCTCGACTTTCTAAAGTCAATGTCCGTTCAGGAACAAACCTTATATAAAAAATGGCAAGAGTTTAATGCTGATGTCTATTCTATGACACAGAAGGCATCTAAATTCGCTAAGATAGAGAGATCTATCTGGACGCCTACTGATATTACCAATAAAGAATTAACAATAAAAGAAATAGAAGCCCTTGAACCATATGTAGAAATGGTTGAACAAGGTAATGCTTCTTCTAATGAAATGTGGACTTTAGTTCGCAGATTAATTCATACAATGGAATTTACTGCTAATCCAGGTCGTAATGTAAAGTTTTATGTTAAAGATAAAGTTAGTGGTAAAATATTAGGTGTTATTAGTTTAGGTTCTGATGTAACTTCTTTGGGTGCAAGAGATACATTTATTGGTTGGACTAAAGATAATAAATTTAAAGATGGAAAATTAAAATATACTTCTATTGGAACTACTATTTGTTGCGCACAACCACTAGGTTTTAATTTCTTGGGTGGTAAGTTAGTTGCCGCTTTAGTTACATCTTCTGTAATTAGAGATGCTTGGAAAGAGATTTATGGTCAAACATTAGTTGGACTTTCAACTACTTCTTTATACGGCATTCATTCAATGTATAACGGTATTCCACTTTGGAAAACGTTAGGTGAATCTAAAGGTAAAATTGCATTAAAGCCAGATGATTCAACTTATGAAGTGTGGCATGAATGGTTAAAAGAAAATCGTTCAGATGAATATAAAGTTGCTACCACACAAAAAGAAGGGGTAGCAGGTCCTCCGACTGGAGTTAAACAAAAAATTATCAATATGATTTTTAAAGTAGTTGGAGTTAAACCATCTAACTATATGCACGGATTTAAGCGTGGGATTTATTTTGCTGATGTGTATGAAAATGGTAAAGAATTTTTACGATGTGAGATAGAAGAAAAAGATTTAAAGATGAAACAAAAGTATATTGATGATAGTGATTACATTATGAAGTGGTGGAAGAAGAAGGCTATTAAAAGATATACTAAACTGTTTGATGAGAATAGATTAAAACCAGAGAAACTTTTCTATGGAGATATTGTAGGAAAGACTTGGGAAGAAACTAAAGAGCAATATCTTGAAGAAGTAGGAAGATAATTAACAAATAACAAATAACAAATAGGAAATAAAATGGCAACATATAAACTTACAAAAAACTACACACCTCGTATTAAATTTAATACTGACTTTAGTATCGGAGATAAAGAAAACGAACAATATCTCAATTCTCTTGCGAAATGGCACATGGGTGGAATCAAACAAGGTGCGAAATCATATAACGAAAAACATCCCGGCACTACTAATAATGGTAAAAAAGGCAAAGATGTAATTGTAACTGTTGAAGAATTGAAAGAATTAATAATAGAAGCAAATGGTATTTCACCAGATGGGGCGAAGATTTATTTTGCACCTGTGGGTTATTTGAATAATCCAGGCCAAGCTATGAAACTTGGTTTAATGACCGCCGATGAAAATAGTAGAAAACCATCCTTTGATAGAAAAAATACTGATGAAACAATGGGATCAATTCACTATATTAAAAATAATTTACAACATACCACAATGAGATATAATTTAGGTAAAGGTTCTAATGATTTATCTTTAACTATGACTCAAAATGTAAAGATAAAAGTGAAAAATAGTATTGAACTTAATATAGATGATTGTTCACCACAATTTTTAGCAGCTTACACACAATCATTAGCTAATTAATGGTTATGTGAGTACAGAATAATGAATATTTTTGATTTCACAAAAGACAGAGATTCCGATAGGGAATATCCATACAAAATACTTGTATATCCAAACATTACATATATGCGTGATTTGGAAAAAGATTCCTATGTCGTAGTCTTGCGTAATGTAATCAAAGAACTTAACAAAGTTCGTGATGATATTCATTGGACTATAATGTCGCCAGGTGATATCAAAAGTTTAACATTTGAGAATACAACACAGATACCAATCAATTTACCATCTTACCCAAATGCTATGAGATGTCATTTTAATTATAGTGAAATAAAAAGTAATTTAAGATGGAAAGAAACTGATTATGATGTGGTGTATTCTCATTTACCAGAACATACTCTACAACTTAAAAATCTATTAGTTAATGATACTAACATAGATCCAAAGTTTGTAGGTTATTGCCATTGGTATGAAGTAGACGAAAATACAAATTATACCGGAAGAATGCTCTTGCATAATTATAATGGTATGTTAAAAATGGATGAGTGTGGTGTAAATAGTATATGGTTGAAAGAATTGGTTTTGGAGAAGGCTAAAGAGTGGTATAATGATGACACTATTAAAGAATTAGATAATATAATTCAACCACATTATCTTGGTATAGATAAAATAAACAATGTAGAAGTTCCAATAAAAAAGAAAACTATCATCTTTAATCATAGAGATAATTACTATACAGGTTGGACTTGGTTTATAGATAGAATGGATGAACTTTATAAGCAAAGGCAAGACTTCACTGTTTATACTACACTTGCTGATTTAGACAGACCTTACGCCAAAAGGGTAAGGATAAGTGATAGAGATGAATACTTAGATTTTATCCGTTCAATGCATGTTGGTGTTGGAACATTTCAAAAGTATTCTGCTTGGTCTATATCAACAACTGATTCTCTCAGTATGGGCGTTCCTTACATATTACCAAATAAATTATGTTATCCCGAAATGGTTGGTAAAGATTATCCATTGTTGTATAATGGTAAAGATGAATTCTTACAAAAAGTAAATGGGGCATTAGACGATGATGGTAGTGTGGACAAAGCTAAGAATTATTTAAAAACAAAGATAGAAGAATTTCCGTGGGAAAATAGAGTGCCAAATTGGTTTAATGGTTGGGATTTTCTTACTCCTGATTCTTTTACTATGATTGGAGATAAAAGTGAATCATATCATAAAATAGTAGATTACATTCATAAGAAAAAGTCGGTAACTAAAAAAGAAATATTAGAGTATATGGGCTGGGGTGTTAGAATATCATTCAGTCCATATAGAAATAGATTAAGAACAGAACCTACAATAAGGTTTACAAAAAATAGATATGAGGTTAGATAAATGAAACAACTTACAGAACAACAGATATTAGATAATTGGAATAAGTTAATTCAGTTAATAGAAGATACATTTGAAGGAGAACGTAAAGAGAAACTCTTAGAAATGTATAAATACTTTGAAGATAGAATGTCAGTAGCACCAGCTAGTGGTAAAGAAGCATATCACAATGCTATGGTTGGTGGGTATGTGGAACACGTGTTACACGTAACTGATTGCGCACTTCAAATTAAAAAGTTGTGGGAGTCTAATGGCGCTATGATTAATTTCACCGATGAGGAACTTATATTCGCTGCGATACATCACGACTTAGGTAAAGTGGGTGACTTACATCAAGACTATTATATCCCACAAGAATCGGAATGGCATCGTAAGAATAAAGGTGAAATATTTAAACATAATCCGAATCTCCAATATATGACCGTAACTGATCGTGCGATTTTTCTTTTAAATCATTTTGGAATTACTATGAGTGAATGGGAATATATCGGTTTACGTTTAACTGATGGATTATATGAAGAAGGGAACAAATCTTATTATATGTCGTATAACCCGGACTGGTCGTTAAAATCTAACATAGCGTATATTCTTCATCAAGCCGATATGATGGCGACACATATTGAATTTGACCAATGGATGAAAAGTGATGAAGAATATAACACAAAAGTAACTACAAACATTCAAAAAGCGGTTGGTGGAAATACTAAAAAAACAAAGACAGAACCTTCACCACAAATGAGTAAAAAATCTCAAGATCTTTTTGATGAATTATTCGGAGATAAATAATGGTTATTGAAATAATTCTTGCTATAACATTACTTCTACTTTTTACATCATTTTATATTATATGGAATTTAAATTCTAAACAAGAAATGATGGAAAATTGGATAGAAGATTTTGTGCAAGTAATAACAAAAGTAAATGAAGAATTGAAAGAGATAGATTATCGTGGTTCATTTGAAGCCGATGATGAAACTGGCTCAATATTTAAATCAATACAAACAATAGTAGGTCAATTAGATAGATTCAAAGGAGAAGAACAATAATGGCAGTAGTTAAAAAGAAAAAACGTGCAAAGAAGAAGAAAAATTATTACTTTACTCAATTAACAGAAAATGCAATTATTAGATACAACAAATCTGATGATCCTCATTTAAAAAATAAAATATATAATGATCATATAGCCTACGCGTTTGATAAATTATGTGAGAATATTATTCATACATTTAAGTTTTATTATTTCGATGTATCATCGAAAGAAGTAAAGAATGAAGTGGTATCATTTCTTGTAATGAATATACATAAATTTAAGGAAGGTAAAGGTAAAGCGTTTTCATATTTTAGTATAGTTGCAAAAAATTATTTGATTCTTCATAATAATAAAAATTATAAAATGGGTAAAATACACTCTCAAATGGATGTGTTAGATTATAAACGTAATTTAAATAGTGAAGGTAGACAATTAGAACAAGCAGATGATTCTAAATTATTTGTAGATGAATTGCATAGATTTTGGGATGTTAATTTAGCAAATGTATTTCACAGAGATAAAGATATAAGAGTGGCTGATTCTGTATTGCATGTGTTTCGTATGAAAGATAATATAGAGAATTTTAATAAGAAAGCTTTATATATTTTAATAAGGGAAATGACTGGGTCTAATACCCAACATATTACTCGAATTGTAAATGTAATGAAAAAATATAATAATAGGTTATATACGGAGTTTGAGAAAGATGGGATGGTGGATGTGAGTTATACTGGGTCACTTATAAGAGAGTAAAAGAAAAAAAGGAGTTGAAAAACTCCTTTTTTTTGCCTTGTATTTTATAATATGATATATTTAACAAAAGTTAGCAATAACTATATTTATATAAGAACAATGGTTTTACATTTTTTATCAACATGAGGTATAAATATGGCAAATGATTATGAAATATTTGGTGGCAAATCGTTATCAAATCTATTTGAGGACATTTATAATAACAGTACAAGAAATAAAGAACAACTTGATATTTTAATGAAGGAAGTTGTCGGGTTTATTAAGGATGGTGATACTGCCGTTCAAATAATACCTATGTTAAAAGAGTATCTTGAAATAAATGTTAAGAATGATGAACAATTAGTAAAGATAGCTGGCATTGTACAAAGGTTAATAGCAGCTGAACAAAGAGGTAGTTCTGATGATGAGTTTGGATTATCTGATGCAGAGAAAGAACAGCTTATGTCAGCGGTAGAAGAAACAGTTGTAGATTTACAGAAACACAGTGACCAGATAACAGATAAATTAAATAGGAAAACTGACTAATGAGTAAAGTTAAACCTGGATTTAGAAAATCTGGATTTACAGTAAGTAGAAATCCTGAAATAACAGGTACACCAACGTACAATCAAGTAATTGATATTATAAATGAAACAGTAGATAAAAATGCTGAGTTCTATGAAATAGAACCCGCTATTGTAACGAAGGTTTATGCTGAAGAAAAAGATTTACCATTGATAACAAATAAAGATGGTAATTTAGTACCAAATTGGAAATTGTTAGGTACTGTTGAGGTAGAATTAATGGAGCAAGGAGTTTCTAATAATACAAATATTAAACCTTTATCCCAACATATTTATCAGCTACCTGTTATAGGAGAAGTTATAAATATTACAGAACATGATGGTGAATTATATTATTCATTTCCATTAAATACAAATAATAATGTAAATATGAATCTGAAAAGAGGTGGGTGGTTAAAAGAAGTTCCTCCCGAAACTGGATTAAATAGAAAGGTTATTACGCAACAAGGAGATACTATTTTTCAAGGAAGATATGGTCAATCTATTAAATTTAGTAGTGCTAAGGATACAAAAGGAAAAAATGTTTTTCCAAATGTGAAAATATCAAATGGACAATACGATTCAATTATAATGACTGGAATGAAATTGGCTGATAAGAATTATCCTCATATACAAAATGTAAATATGGATGGTTCAACTATCCAATTAACATCAGGTGACGAAGTATTGGATTTAAATCCATCATTTCAATCAAATGAAGTGCCACCAAAGTTAAATGGTCATATTATTACATTAAATTCAGATAAGATTATTTTTAATGCCAAACGAAATACGGATAGACATAAACAAAGTGGTGATATTCATTTTTTCGGTGGCAGAAATATTAATATAGGAGCTAATGAAGAAATTAACATTGAAATTCCAATGGCTGTTGGAAGTAAGATTACTATGGGTGAATCCGATTCAACTAATCCAATAGTCAAAGGAGATCAACTTATGCAAATGTTTGAATCATTATTGTTGGCTATGGATACTTTTTCTAATGTGTTAGTTCAAGCTAAAGGAACATTAATCAAAAATTCAAATGAAGTTGATCTTATACCATTAAATGATGCTGCAGAAAAGTTAAGAAAGTCGTTAAATTTAATTAAAACAAACTTTTTAAGTCCATCGTTTGAAACTTATAAGAAAGACAATTATTCTGGATCATTTCCAAGAATATTAAGTGATAAGATATTTATATCATAAGGAGTTTTATATGGGAGTTTTAAGTGACGCATTACGAGATTTAATAAAGAAGAAAGTTGATGGTAAAGTTGAAGATTTAGATGTTAAATTAAATAAAAGTTTAAAATTAATGGAGGCTGGAGAAAATGTAACTGAACAGCTTGACGAACTTAATCAGAAGTTAGAAGATGTTGAAAAAGTTCAAGAAGATATTGATGCGAAGAAAGAACAAATGGAAGCTATTCAGAAGCAATTAGAGAATGCTAAAACGGTAGCAGAAACTACTGAAAAAGCGTCTACCATTTCTGCCGCTGTAAATCCAGCAGGAGCTGCTATTGCTTATGCTACAAAATTTGTGGTTGATAAAACTAAATCAGAAATTGCTGATTTAAAGAATGTAATTGATATAGTAGATCCATCATTAGATAGCCTTAGAAAGTTTAAAATACAAAGTAAAAAGAAAATAAATGCGGCTATTGAAGATAGAAAGAAACGAGAACGCATCCGTAAAGAAAAACTTAAAAAATATAGTGAATGAGATATTTATATTAAACAATAGGAGTCTATATAATGGCAAGTTCAAAAAAAATAGTTTCATTAATTAAAGAAATAGTGAAGTTAGAAGTTAAAAAAGAAGTGGAGAAGATATTTATTAAAGAGAATATAACATCTAATACAATATCACCACCTCCACCTAAAAAAGAAGTTCAATATACCGACGATCCAGTATTGAATGGTATATTAAATGAAACTGCTAACAAGTATGAAGAAGATTATCCAACTATGAGTGGAAAGGCTTATGATTCATCAAGAGTATCTGAACTTCTTGGGTATGGAAATGTAATGGGTGGAAATGATGAAATGAAACGGAAAGCGGCTGCAATTGATACAGCGCATAAAGCTGGTGTAAATCCAGAAAATGTTCCGGGAGATGTTATGAATGCATTAACAAAAGATTACAGAGGTGTAATGAAAGCGATAGACAAAAAGAAAAATAAATAATGGCAAGTATAGAAAAAGATTTAAATCCCGATGTTCGTATTGGAATGGAATTACCATTGAAGCATGGCGTTAATGGGTTTTTTAAAACTACCAAAACGACATTAGAACAAACTAAACACAATATGAAAAATTTACTACTTACTAAAAAAGGTGAACGGCTTGGAAATCCTACTTTTGGCAGTAGATTGTTAAATATAGCGTTTGAACAAGAGGGTAATAATTTAGAAAGTAAAGTAGAAGAAGTGATTAGAGAAGCTATGTCCGAATGGCTTCCCTTTGTAGTAATAGAAAATATTTCTACAGAATTTTCACCTTATAATAGAAATGCTTTAAATGTTAGTATTCATTTTTCTATGGAAGTAGATACCACTTTGACGGAACAACTGTCGTTTGATATTTCTACAATAGAAACATAAATTACTTTAATGGAGAAAAAGAATGCCTTATTCAGCGCCAAAAAAATCAATTAAAGAAGTAAGATATTTAAACAAAGATTTTTCTTCTTTTAAAGATAACCTAATTGAATTTACGAAAGTTTATTTCCCTAACCAGTATAATGATTTTAACGAATCTTCACCTGGGATGATGTTTATTGAAATGGCGTCGTATGTAGGGGATGTTCTTTCTTATTATATTGATAACCAATTTAAAGAATCACTATTAGCCTTTGCTGAAGAAAAGAAAACAGTATATAATATGGCTCAAGCATTCGGATATAAACCTAAATTAGCTTCAGCAGCTACAACAAATATAGAAGTATATCAAACAGTGCCAGCAATATCATCTGGAACAGGAGCTAACTATACTGTAAAGCCTGATTTAAATTACGCTATGATTATAAATTCTGGAATGGAAGTTTCATCTACAAATGGTACTAAATATATAACAGATGAAGATTGTAACTTTAAATATTCAAGCTCCTTTGATCCATTGGATATAAGTATCTATGAGTCAAGTAATAATGTACCGGTTACTTATTTATTAAAAAAATCAGTAGCAGTTTCAAGCGGGAATGTATCTACTGAATATTTTACATTTAATGCAGCTGAAAAATATGCAAGAGTTGCTGTGGGGAATAAAAATGTAACGGAGATTATTTCTGTAACTGACAGTGATGGTAATAATTGGCATGAAGTTCCATTCTTAGCGCAAGATACAGTATTTACAGATATGGAGAATAATTCAAATAATGATCCTGATATGGCTCAGTATTCTGATCAAGCTTCTTATATGTTAAAGTTACTTAAAACCTCTCGTAGATTTACAACTTTTATTAGAGAAGATGGTAGAACTGAATTAAGATTTGGCGCTGGGGTTAGTGATAATCCCGATGAAGAAATTATTCCAAGTCCAGATGAAGTTGGTTCTTCATTACCTGGCTCACCTTCAAAATTAAATCAGGCATTTGATCCATCAAACTTTTTGGAAACAAAGGCTTATGGTCAAGCGCCTTCCAATACTCAATTGACAATTAGATATAAACATGGTGGTGGGCTTGAACATAACACAGCTGCTAATACTATAAGAAGTATTCAATCTATACAAACCACATTAGATGAAACTGGATTAACACAATCATTAGTAAATCAAACAAATGCATCAATAGCTGTAAATAATCCGATTCCTTCTTCTGGTGGAAAGGATGCTGAAAGTGTTGTTGAAGTTAAGAATAATGCTTTGGCTTATTTCCAAGCTCAACAAAGAGCGGTTACTAAAGAAGATTATATCACAAGAGTATATTCTATACCACCTAAATATGGTAATATAGCAAAAGCATATATTGTTCAAGATTCTCAATTAGATAGTTCATCTGGAGCTGCTAATGCTGATGCTCGGGTTATGAATCCACTAGCATTAAACTTATATGTATTGGGATATGATGCTAATAAAAAATTAACTCAAATAAATCAAGCAGTTAAACAAAACATTCAAACATACCTAACTCAATATAGAATGGTTACAGACGCGGTAAATATCAAAGATGCATTCGTCATTAACATTGGAGTTAAGTTTAATTTATTAACAAAAGTTGGATATAATAAAGATGAAGTAGTATTGAGGACAATTCAAAGAATCAAAGATTTTTTCAGTATTGAAAAGTGGCAAATTGGTCAACCAATCGTGTTAGCTGATTTATCATATCAACTTTCATTAGTTGACGGTGTATCTGCTGTAGTTCCACCCTCTGAAAATAATCCAAATAAATTACCGGTGTTGATAGAAAATAAATTCTTATCATCGGGTGGATACTCTGGTAATATTTATGATATAGCAAGCGCTACAAAAGATGGGGTAATATACCCATCATTAGATCCAAGTTGCTTTGAATTAAAATTTCCATCAACTGACATTGAAGGTCGTGTAGTTGGTGATTCAACAGGAGGTAACTAATGTATTATTTTATTTATCCAGACGCTGATACAACTCTTTATCAATCAAGCGGTAGTAAAAATACTGGCCTTGATGAGATAGTAGAAATTAGAAAAGATTTAAGTGATGCGGGCACTAACCCAAAAGTATCTCGTATTTTAATGAAATTTGACTTGACTGAAGTTTCATCATCTATAGTAAATGGCACCATCACAAATCCAAAATACTTTTTGAATCTTTATGATGCTAATCCAGTAGATTTATCATATAGCCAATCATTATGGGCTTACCCCGTAAGTCAAAGTTGGGTAGTGGGTGAAGGATATGATGGGGATAATCCAATAACATCTGAAGGTGCAAGTTGGAATTTTAGAGATGGATTTAACCAAGCTTCTCAATGGACTGGATCAATGACGGCTTCCGGTGGTACTTGGTTTGATGATGTGTATGCTTCTCAATCCTTTGTATATGGAACAACTGATATGAGGATGGATGTTACACCAATTGTAAATAAATGGTTAGATGGTACTTACCCGAATGAAGGATTTATATTAAAAAGAAGTGGTAGTGTTGGTAATAACGACACAAATACAGATGAGGGAAGTGATGATAGGTTAGGAAATTTTTCATTCTTTTCAAGAAATACTAATACTATTTTCCCACCAAAATTGGAAGTGGAATGGTACGATACAACATGGAGTACTGGTTCATTAAGCGCACTATCTTCAACAGAATTAGAAGATTTAACTTTTTATATGAAAGGTATTAGACCTCAATATAAAGAGAACTCTAAGGTTAAATTTAGATTAGTTGGGCGGCCAAGATACCCTACCAAATCATATTCCAATACAGCATCAGAGTATTTAACTGTAAAGTATCTACCAAGTGGAAGTGTGGGAAGTATAGGTGGAGATGGAGTTTATTACTCTGTAAGAGATGAACAAACTGATGATGTAATTGTTCCATTTGGGACTGGTTCACTTGTTAGTTGTGATTCAACTGGAAACTATTTTAATTTTTGGATGAATGGGTTACAATCTGAAAGATATTATAGATTTGAATTTAAAATGGTAAGTGGAAGTAATACTGCTGATGAAATAGTGGAATACTTCGATGATAATTTTGTATTTAAAGTTGTGAGATAAAAAATGCCTTATACAAAAGATGAATTAAAAACTCATTCGTTTTATCAAAATCTTATTGATGAGGACGAACAAAAATATTTAAATGATAAACAACTTCTTATGGATAGAGCTGCTATTTCTGGATCTACAGATGATGGAAATTTATTAGTGAGAGATGAAGAAAATAATGTTTTATTGTTTGAAGATCCATACAAAAATGAAATACCAAAAGATCCATCAACGAGATTAGTGGTTAAAACTATCGTAGATAGATTAAAAGATGATGAATCAATAAATGATATTATAGATAGAGATATAAGAGAATTATAATGGCAAGTAAATTATCACCAAGAGATAAACGATTATTAGATGCTGGAATGTCCAAACGAGTTGGTCAAAAACCTTATGAGGCTGGGCTATGGGGAGATCAAGGAAATAAAGATTTTGTTCTTTTAGAAATTTTCGACACTCAAAATAATTTAATTCAATACGAAAACTTACCTTTTTCTTCTGTAACAATAAATGAAACTTCTAATAATATAGAAATTTATCCAGGAACTCATATTAGAGATTTAGGATTTGAGTCAGGCACATTTAAGTTAAGATATAGTTTTTTAAGAAAGTTGGCTGGAGATGAATCAACTGTATTATTAAGAACTAAGGATAATCAAAAGGGAGAAATTCACACAGACACATCTAATATTTATATAACAGATGATGGTAAAGTATATATTGGAACTGAAGAACAATTTAGAGATAATTCACAATATAATGAACAACTTATTCTTGAAGATTTAAAATATCAAATACATAAGATTTCACCAAGTAGAAAAGAAGTTAGATTAAAAGCTAAAAACATTAAAGGAAGTTATCAAGAAGATTTTGCTAAATTACAAGAATCAATTCGATTAAGAAATGTAGATTTAGGAATTGAATTTTTTGGTGGAGATCTTAATACTACAAATCAATTAAGAATTCAACCAACTCAAGACGGATTCATATTTACACAAAAAATGGTGAATAGTACGATTACAATACCTGACGTATATAAAGTTGATGAAATAGTATCTGAAGTAATTACTCAAACTAATATACTTACAAATGGTGGTGGAGAACTATTAGAAACAAACGATTTAGGAGAAGTGATAACATTGGGTGATGCACACCAATGGGATTCATCATTACATAGTAATGCTGTAAAGCCTGTTGGTTGGTACAGCGGATTTAGGGATTTTTCCAGTGGAGCTTTTAGCGGAACAACTTCTACTGGCTATCACGCTCATTGGGTAAGAAATGAAGGTAAGCTTGGTGGGGTATGTATGAAATTTCCTGACCAAAATCAACTATTCTATGAAAGTAGTGAACAATGGGAAAATGCTCCTCACCATTATCGTTATTTAATGATTACTACTGAACAGTTACCTAACCTACAAGGTCAAGGTATTCAGCATGGTGATTTAATAAATGTAGAATTTGATATGAAAGTATCTACACCAAATAGGGGTGTAAGTATAATGCCTTATTATCCCGGTGACATGATTACAGAGGATATACCTACATCTCCTCCAAATGGATATTTTGATCCAACAACTGATCCACATACCGAAACTCAACCAACGTCTCCTCCACCAGGATCAGTTGCTAATACTGATGCGAATGCTGGTATTATAGAAGATAAACCACCAACATCTCATGCTGAATTGGTAACTCATTTTGGAGTAACTAGTTTTGATGGTGTGGTTGGTGATTCTTCAGCTGATTGGGGTGGCGCTGGTGCGTGGAGAATAATTAATTATATACCAGGACAATCAGACGACGAATGGAAATCTCCACCAAAATGGTTTTGGGCATCAAATTTAACAGATCCAATGGAAGGAACGGTAAGTGATGGTGGAGAATGGATGTGGGATGGTACTGCATGGATTACAAATCCAAGCTTTGTTTCAAATGTTCCAACGCCGCCCGCAGGTACTGTGAATCCATTGGATTTTCCTACAGCAATAAACTCTCATCCATATCAATTGGATGGTCAGGGGACTCCTTTATTTAAAAGATTAAAGAAAAGAGGTGAGAATGATGGGTGGCAAGCGGGCACCATATGGGGAAATAAGGGTATATTATTATTTAAAGATGATTTAATTTGGGAAACTGAATTTGAGTATACTACGGATTTTAATAAATTATCTTTAAGTACATTTGATGAATGGTTTCCAGATACACGAAATGTTAACTTGGACAATGGGAAAACTTTATATGAAGATATATTTTCAAATGGATTTATTCAAAGTGTTACAGGAGTTCCAGGCGGCGGTAACTCTGGTATGGCGATTCCATGGATTTTAATATTCTATAATAATGGTGATATTGATTCTACCGATAATCCTGATTTAGAGTCTAATAGATATTTTTATTATAAAAAGGGTAGTGGAGTACAAATACGCCAAAGTAAAAAACTTCATTTTTTAAAGGATGTTGATTCAAATTTAAATAATAAAGTTATTGATAATAATTTAAGAATGTCTTGGGCCTTTAAAAAAGCTAATAGTCCAAATGCTGGAACATTTTATTATTATGTGATAGTTGATGATAAATATTTTAGAATAACAGATAATACTTCATTTGGAGAATTAGAAAATAGAGGAGCTGATAGTGGTTACCCGATGAATGTAAATAGTGGATTTGGAAGTATAACAACTGATCCTGATGTATTTTTCCCTCATAGTAGTTACACACATTATAATACTATCAAAGGTAAAAATGTGACCCAAAATAAATCAAACACACCCGAAGGTGTGAAATGGAGAAAATCTACAGAAGATATTTTTTATGGTGCCGGTATGTTTGGAACAAATGGGAATGATTTAATTTATGGAAGTAGAAATCCAGGAGCTACTAATTATAATCCTGTTGCTATATACGATGATGGAAGTTCTATTTTTGATTTTGATGATAATCCATTAAAAATCGGAGTAAGAAGTGCTAAAGGAATATGGGAATGGAATGGATCTGAATGGGTGAGTGTTGCGGTTGTTCCACCTAGATATTCATATAAACATCTTTCAACAGCAAACTCTAAACAACTTAATACAACAGTAGGTGAATGGGTTAAAAAGATAGTAAAATTAGAAATACCAGAAGATTGGTCGTTAGACCAAAAATGGTTTTTACAAATAATTGCTTCGGGTGGAAGAGGAGGAGAAGTTGGAACACAAGGAGTAGCTTGGGTTGATAATGTAGATGTTAGATTTACTTTAACTCAGCAAGCAGAAACCAGAGATGTATTTGTTCCATACACAGCGCAAATCCTATCTGTAAATGATGGTGGTAATATAATAACGGTAGATAAGAATTTTCAAGATGTAGCTATGAATTTAGATTCATCTGGATTTGATGTAAATGAAGATTATCATGATGGTAATAATCCAGGAAGTTTTCCAGCAAGAAATACTGATAATGATACCGGTGGATTTGATGTTTCTTATACAGTGTATAATCCATTTGATTTAAGAACTTATTTAAAGTTTGAAAATGAATTATTTTTAACTACAAATTTTAAGCCAGATAAACTTAATGTAAGTGATTATCCTAATGGTTTAGTTTATAAATTATACAAACCACTTCCTGATAGCTATCAAGAATTTGATGAATGTATTGTTGTAAAAGAAATGGCAGCGCCGGCAGAAGAAACTGTTAAGATTGTAGATTTTATTGATAAAGATGTTGGTGATGTTGTATTAAAATCACCAGACTTAAATAATGTTGAAAGTCCTGTACAAAGGAGATCAACTTTATTTAAAAACGAAACTGACATTTTAACTTCTGATGATATTGTTTCAAATGAATTAAAGAATGAATTTGTAAGCCAAAGTTTAGATAGTGTAACCGTAAATACTGATTTTAGAAATTATGAAAATTTCGTTAATTTTAGCTCCATTGAAAAAAGAGTTAGAAACTTTAAATATAAGTTAGAGTTGATAGAAACTTATACGGCAGAAAGCGCTTCCTTTAATGGTATAAGTGGTTCATCATCCGATACAAATGTGTGGACTAATAAGATTACGGATGTTAAGAATAACTTCGATCCATTTGAAACTTATATGTATTATGAAAGTTCTTCTTATATCAGCAGTTCATTGGGAATCTTTTATGACAATGCTTGGCCAAAATCTGGTGGAAGTGGAACATTAGCTTCACCATATATTTTAGCTCATACAACTTCATCACAATCAGATACTTGGTTTAGTAATGCTATAACAAGCGCTTCATTATATGATGAAGAAAATTTAAGTAAGTTAAGTTCATTGCTTCCAGAATATTTAAAAGAAGATAGTGAAAATGATGTATATTTGAAATTTACAGATATGATAGCGCAACACTTTGATTCAATTTGGGTTTATATTAACGCTATCACAGATACATTCGATAGAAGGGAAAAATTAACTGAAGGTGTTTCAAGAGATTTATTATGGAATGTTGCTAAGTCATTAGGTTGGAATTTAAATGATGGTAAAGATTTAGTTCCATTATCGAAATTTGCTTTAGGTAAAGAAGTGACAGGGTCTGCATATTCGGATTATTCAACTGTATCTGAAAGAGATATGTCAAGAGAAATTTGGAGTCGTATTGTAAATAATATGCCATTTTTCTTAAAGAATAAAGGTACTGTTAGAGCTTTAAAAGGTTTAATAAATATTTATGGTATTCCATCAACCATTTTAAGAGTAAAAGAATATGGTGGACCAGATGTACCTGACAATGAAACACCACAATTTGAAATCACTCGGAAATTCACAAAGGCTTTAGATTTTAGAGGAAGTCAATATGTTAAAACTGCTTGGTCTGATGATAGTTTATCGAGTAGGAAGCCCGATACAATAGAATTTAGATTTAGAGCCGCTACTGGTTCAAATCAAATATTGATTGAAAAGCAGGGTACTGATGCTTCATCGAGTTTTTGGATTAGATTAAAAGATAATAATTCGATAGATGATTATGGTTATGTAGCATTTCAATTATCTGGCTCTGATGGAGTTAAGGAAATATCATCTTCCAACTTCCCTGTTTATGACGGAGATTTTTATTCTGTTATGTTACGGAGAACTTCGGGTAGTGATGCTGCAAATGTTTCTCAATCATTCCAATTAGCAGTTGGTAAATATGATTCAAGTAGAAGTAAAATAAACTTATTTTCTGCGGTAACAATGTCTACTGATATAGCCGCTTCATCTTCATATAACTTAGCCTACTCAAATGATGGTGAAATTTATATTGGTGGAAGTGGTGATGTATCTGGAATTGGAACGCAATTAAGTGGCTCGGTAATGGAATATAGACATTGGACTGAAACTTTAAATGTGGATTCATTTAGAAACCATATAGGCAATCCAAAAGCTTATGATGGTAATACTGTTTCTTCATCTTACAATAATTGTGTATTAAGATATTCATTTGATGACAATAAAGATTTAAGTTCGGATACAGAAGGGATTAGAGATGTGAGCTCTAATCAAACATACACAGCTTCAGGATCTCACAGTGGATTCACGGGGAACTTCTTTAGTAGTGTAGTTGATGAATTAAAAACTAATATACCAAGTATAGGAGCTTTAAGGCGAAGTACTAATAAAATTAGAATTGAAGATAATCCAATTAAACCTGGCTTCATATTAAATAGAGATCACAGAGCAACAAATAGTGCATACGATAGTGCTCCAAATGATTCTAATAAAGTTGGGATATTCTTTGCACCAACTGATGTGATTAATAATGATATAATCAATTCTGTTGCTAATTTAAACTTTGATAATTATTTAGGTGATCCAAGAGATAAATTAGAATTAACTTATCGTGGATTAGAGGATATATCTGATAATTATTGGAAGAAATACACATCACCAAATAATTTTTGGGATTATATTAGATTGTTGAAATATTACGATCAATCATTATATCCACAATTAAGAAAAATGGTGCCAGCAAGAGCTAAGCCCGATATTGGATTATTAGTAGAACCTAACATATTTGAAAGACCAAAAGTAGTTACTGGCAAGACACCCACGATGGAAAATGTGTATTACACTTCATCGGTAGATTTAACTTATGATGTAATTACTGTTACTGGTTCATATAACAATGATAATTTTTCAGTATCAAGCTATGAGGCTTATGATGGCAATATAAAGATGTATTCTTATGAAACTGGTTCTTATATTTCATCAAGCGCTGAAAATGTAACTAAAGAAGCAAGTGGTTCTGAATTTAGAACTGAAAAGCTTGGGTTGAGTTTATGGCAACGATTGAATACTAAAGATAAATTTTACGCCACATCTTCAATAACATTTGGTGATTCAAAATATAATGAGGTTCATCAGCCTGTAGTTAGTGGTTCAAGAATATATGGTAGAAATCAAAAAATGTTATCATTTTATTCCTCATCAGCAAGTGCATCTTTAAGATTAGCTTATTCATCTTCTTATTATGATGTCGATTTGGATAATCTTGTAGATCATAATTTATCCACATATAATTTATATTATGCTGGGTGTAAGAATACTCCAAATACTACAACTGATGGCAATCCACCGGTTGAAATTATTGTTACATCACCAACTAAACTTGTAACAACTGACAGTGGTGATTCTACACTAAAAACTGATGAAGGTAATGTATCTAAATTTAAAGAGTTAGATAGAGATTCTGAAAAATCACCTATTAAAACTAAACCAGTTAAAATAAGAGGATTAAAAGGTTTATCTAAACATATGAGAGGTGAAATTGAAACAGAATCCGATCGAAAGGATAAACGTAGAAAAGAAAAATCAAAAGATTCTGAAAAAGAAAAAAGAGTAAGAAAGTAAATTGAACAAAAATTTGGAAAAGTGATATTTATATATGAATCAAATTACACCGATCCAAATTTACAATAACATAGGAGTTAATTATGGGATTTTTAAATAACGCAACAGTTACTGTTGATGCGATATTAACCAAGAAGGGTAGAGAACTATTAGCGCAAGGTTCTGACTCATTTAACATTACAAAATTTGCACTGTCCGATGATGAAATTGATTATCGTTTGTGGGATGTTACTCATCCTAATGGAAGTGATTATTACGGGGCAGTAATCGAAAATATGCCTTTACTTGAAGCATTTCCTGATGAAAATCATGTAATGAGATTCAAGTTGGTAACTTTACCAAAAAATACAAGAAAGATGCCAGTCATTTCGATACAGCCATCATCTGTAACATTCACAGCAGGAGGTGGGGTAAATCAATCACCAATAACTGTTAGTCCTGTAACAGCAAATGTTGAAGATACATCTTATACATTTATATTACATGACCAATCAGTTTCCACTATGGTAGTTGCTCAAGCAGCTGGCGCTTCAAATGCTGGCGCTGTAACACCATTCTTTTTGGGTGAAGATGATGTACCTAATAGTAAAACACTTGTTGCTAAATCAGTTAAGGTAGAAGTTTCACCTGTAGATAGTGCTAAATCAACACAGTTAACAGTAATTGGTAATGACACTGGTGCTACACAATCAATTACAATTACAAATAATGTAACATTGGCTAGTTTAACTGGAAACGCATCATAATATAGGAGTAAAAAATGTCAGTATATAAAGATTTTAATATTCAACCACCAGATAGTCCTCAATCAAGTGATGTAATCACAAACATAAAAGATATTGTATCTTCAGGAATGTGGGCTGGGGGAGATGGAAGTGTAACTACATTTTATACATCTTCAACTCAGTCTGGAAGTACCGGAGAACATTATTACGATGTGTATGTAGCAGATCATACAGATACTTCTCGAGTACCTCAATTTTCAATCGCTTATGGTCATTTTAATGGAAGTGGTTCGTTAGGAACGCCGGGTGTAGATGGAAATAGAGCGTCTGCTGGAATTTATAGGCAACTTTCACAAACTTTATTAGGACCTGATGAAAGTCAGTTCACATTTGCTGGAAGTGGTGCTCATACACAACCTGATTATGTTTATGCTATTTCAATTTCAAGAACTCAACTTCGTGAGAAGATGGATCCGGGTAATTGGGAACTTCGTATAAGTGGAAGTTCAACGCATGGAATACTTAAATTAATTGATGATAGTGGTGCTACAACTAATCCAACTGTCAATCAAGGTGGTAGAGTATTTAATATCGTAAGTGGTTCAATCGCAAGTGGAACTGCTGTAACGGCTACAACAGCTGCTAATCAGCCAGGCGGTTCTTATGGATTATTTTATCCTGATTTAGGATTGCTTGTTTTTAACGGACCAATTTTAAATGCTTCCGCTTCATTAGGAACTGTATTAACATCTAATACAAATGGTGATAATAATGATAAGTTTTTTGTAGCTATAAGAGATGGTGTTTACTTTGCATCAAGAAGAGAAGAAGTGATAACTTCACAACATTATTTTTGTAGAGTACCCAATAAAGAATTTAACTTTAGTTCAAACCCAACATTTACTTCTGGGTCTGATGGCTCATTTGAAAATGCTACTTTCTATAAGAATCCAAAAACTTATATTACACAAGTTGGATTATACAATGATTCAAATGAACTTTTAGCAGTTGCTAAATTAAGTAAACCTTTATTGAAATCATATTCCAGGGAGGCAATAATCAAAGTGAAATTGGATTTTTAGAGTTGGGAGAAAATAGTTGTGTTTAAAAGACTAGACCCAAGAGATATAAACATAACACCATTCAAAGTTTACAAAGAGTTTACTGTATCCAATGTTGATAGTGGAAGTGGTATATATGGTTTTAGAGCAATAAGTGGAAGTCATCGTGACTTCGATTCCGATACTGCGAGTAAGACAGAGTTTTCATCAGCTAGTTTCTATCATATGCCGTCTTGGTTTATGGTTAATAGAATGTATTATCAAGATACTAATAATCCCTTCAATAACTTTGGACAAAATTCAAATAAACAATATAGATTATTACATCAATCAGCATCAATGATTTCTGTATCTCAAAAGTTATATGGTGAAAGAATAAAACCAAATTCAATAACTCTTACTGACGACAGCACAGCTTCTACTGTTACTATTGTGGATGATGGTAATGGAAATTTATATGATAATGATCGTTCTTCCAGTTTTGCATTATTTGCAAGCCATAGCTTTTCTGATGATTATTTTTATGCTTCTACGGGAAGCTTTGTTGGGAATGTATTTTATGAACACGGACTATTAGTATTTACTAATACAGGTTCAAGATATATTGATACCGGAACTGGTACAGGTTCTGATGGATATAGTTTAACATATAAAGCGCAAACTACTATTCGTGAACATTCATATACTTGTATAATAGGTGAGGGTGAAATGAATTCCACTACCAATAATTCTGTAACATCTGATAGAAGTGGTAGTTTAACTGTTTCTGGTTCACATTCTTGGAGAATGATGCCACCCGGAGATGCATTGTATTCATCTGGATCATACAAACATTACTATGGTCAAGCTACTGAATTTGAAGCATTTGTTACACATTCTAATTTTGCTCCTTATGTTACTACAATTGGTTTATATAATGATTTTAATGAGTTATTAGCGGTAGGTCAATTATCATCACCATTAAGAAATGATCCTGATGTAGCTTTAGGTATTGTAGTGAGGTTTGACACATAATGGGCAATTTTAAAAAAATGATGGAATCATCTTTTCTGATAGAAAGGGTAGATTATGTAGATACTGCAGAGCAACTTATTAAACAGTATGGTTTAAAGTCTAATGTAAAGGTAGGTCGAGGTAAGAACTTTGGAGAATATGTTCCTGAAACAGATACTATTACTATTAGACCAAAATACCCAAATGTGAGAGAATTTCTAATGACTGTATTACATGAAATAGGTCATGCATTAGATGCTAAAAGATTAGGAGTTCAGAAATATATTAAGAAATATACTCAAGCTGGAACAATGGCTGTATATGATGGACTTCACCCACATGATGATAATAAATGGGAAGAAAAGGCAGAAAGATTTGCAGAAAAAGAAATTAAAAAGTGGATTTAATAAAATAAATTACATTTTGAGATTTCTCTGATATATGTATTACTATCAAAATGTTAACATTTAATTTGGTTTTAAAAATCTAACAATAGATTTTATTGTAAATATCTATGCCCTGATTTAAAGATCCTGATTAAATATTAATAATTAACAAGTAACAAGTATAATTAACAAGTATCAAGTACTAAGTGATCAAGTACTTGATTTAAAAATTAAAAGTTTTAAATATGAAAACATCATCAATAAATAGAAAATTTTGTAGTAACAATTGTCAAAGGAAGTGGTTATATGAGCACCGTTCAAAGCCGTAAGGCAAAAGGTCGTCGTTTACAGCAGAAGGTTAGGGATTTATTATTAGAAACCTTTTCAGATCACTTAGAGAATGACGACATCCGTTCAACTTCAATGGGAGTTTCAGGAGAAGATCTGCAAGTTTCACCCGCAGCTCGAAAACTAATTCCTTATTCTTGGGAAATGAAAAATCAAGAGAAAATTAACATCTGGGATTCAATTAAACAATCAGAAGATAATTGTCCAGAAAATGCAACGCCAGTATTGGTATTTAAACGAAATAGAAGCAAAACATATGCAGTCATCAATATTGAAAAACTTATAGAACTTATATATGAATCAGCTAATAAATCTACTGAATAGAGTAATTGGAAATCATGGTAGAAAGTTAAAAAAAACTAATGAGTATATGTATTGGTCACCTTTCATTTCTCACCATAAACCAAAGCTCCAAATAAATACAGAAACTCAGAAGTGGCATTGCTGGGTTTCAAATCAAGGTGGACATAATTTATTTCAGTTATTTAAGAAGTTAAATGCCACTAAACAGCAATACGTTGAATTAACAGATTTAGTAGGATCTCCAAAATATAGAAAACGAAGTAAAGAGGTCAGAAGTAATACATTACGGTTGCCGGATGAATTTAAACCACTTTGGAAAAATGGTGATGGTATTATTAAACGTCATGCATTAGCATATTTAAAAAGGAGAAATGTTAATATGGCTGATATTATTAAATATGGTATTGGTTATTGTGAAGGTGGATTATATGATAATAGAATAATAGTTCCATCTTATGATTCTAATGATAATTTGAATTACTTTGTTGGTCGTAATATATATGATGGTGGTATGAAATATAAGAATCCGCCAACTTCAAAGGATATTATAGGCTTTGATTTATTTATTAATTGGGATGAAGCAATTGTGTTGGTTGAAGGTGTGATGGATGCGATTGTTGTGAAAAGAAATGTTATACCCTTATTTGGAAAGACAGTACCTAATTCTTTAATGAAGAAGATTTATGAAAAAAAAGTAAAAAGTATATATATATTATTAGATAGAGATGCAAGAAAAGATTCTATTGAAATAATAGACAAATTTATGAAAAATGGAATTGATGTTTATTTTGTAGATATTAAGAACGGAGATCCTTCAGATTTGGGATTTGAAAAAGTTAATGAATTGATTAAAGATACAAATAAAATATCATTTTCAGAACTGATGAAGTTGAGATTAAATGGCAAAACAAAAAAATATTTGGAAACTTTATGAAGATGAGTGGAGAATCCACTTGGATGGAAAACGTAAAGTGAACAAAATAATCAAAGAAACTAATGGACATATCGTATGTGAATATTTTAAACGTGGAAAAATATTTGCGTGGGATGTAGCCGTACCATCTGAAAACATAAAAGTAGCTCGTAAAATCCTCAAGGAGAAATAAATAGTTTGATAGAAAAAGTTGTAAAAGTACCTTTTCGTAAACTCAAATACATACACCACATTTCAGATATTCAAATTCGCAACCTTAAGCGACATAAAGAATATGAACAAGTATTTGAGAGAACTTATGAAGAGATAAAAAAACACAAAGATAATTCAGTTATATACATTGGTGGTGATATAGCCCACTCGAAAACGGAGATGTCTCCTGAATTGGTAGATCATCTCTCAAGATTATTTAAGAATTTAGCAGATATAGCTCCAACAATTCTAATCGCTGGCAATCACGATTGTAATCTTAATAATAGGTCAAGAATGGATGTACTCTCACCGATTGTTAATAACATCAATCATTCAGATTTACACTACCTAAAACATTCGGGAATATATAAGTGCGCCGATGTTAAATTTGTAGTATGGGATGTTTGGGAAAAGGAAGCAGATTATATTGAAGCTAAAGATGTTACTGGTGATAATAAAGTTGTATTGTTTCATGGTACTGTTGATAGCTCGGAAACTGATTTAGGATTTAGATTGCCTTCAGATGTGAAGCTTTCTAAATTTGATGGTTATGATTTAGGATTATTGGGTGATATTCACAAAAGACAATTTCTTAATAAAAAGAAAACTATTGGGTATTGTGGTTCATTGGTTCAACAAAATCATGGTGAAGGTTTATCACATGGTTATTTATTGTGGGATGTTCCAAAAAGAAAATCAAAGTATATTGAAATACCAAATGATTATGGGTATTATACTATTGATATAGATAATGGATTAGTGCCTGATTGTACTGATATACCTAAAAAGGCTAGATTGAGAGTTAGAGTTTGTAACACTACGCCATCACAATTAAAGAAAGCTTTAACTATAATTCACAATAGGCATGGAATCAAAGAAATTTCAGTTACTAAAACAGATTCACTATACTCAAATGAAAAAGTTAGAGGTCAGAGAATAACTGTTGGTGATATAAGAGATGCTAATTATCAGTTTGGGCTTATTGAGGATTACTTAAAACAAAATCATTTTGTTGATGATAATACTCTCATTGATATTAAAAAAATAAATGAAGAATTAAATGGCAGATTGCCGGAAGAGGATGTTAATAGAGGTGTAACTTGGGAATTAAAGAAATTTGAGTTTTCTAATATGTTTAGTTATGGTGAAGATAATATTGTTGATTTTACTAAACTAAATGGTATTATTGGATTGTTCGCTCCAAACGCAAGCGGAAAGTCAGCTTTATTAGATGCTGTTTCATTCTGTTTATTTGATACTTCTTCACGAGCATACAAAGCTGTAAATGTATTGAATAATAAGAAAGGTTCGTTTCATTGTAAAGCTACATTAGAAGTGGATGGTGTGGAGTATTTCATTGAAAGAAATGGTAAACGACTAAAAAATGGTCATGTAAAAGTAAATGTAGATTTTTACACATTCGATGATAGCGGTGAAAAAGTTTCAATGAATGGAGATCAAAGAAGAACCACCGATGTAAATATCCGTAAAGTTATTGGGACGTACGATGATTTTATTATGACGGCACTTTCCTTACAAAATAACTCAACTGTATTTATAGATAAAACTCAAAAAGAACGGAAAGAACTTCTTGCTCAATTTATGGGAATTGGTGTATTTGATCAATTATATACAATGGCAGGTGATGAGATATATGATGTTCAAGCCCTACTCAAATCATTTCGTGAGAATGATTACGAAAGAGATTTATCTGAAATAAAATCTTCACTTACTGAAATGAAGAAAGAATCAAGAGCTCTTATCGCTGAAAAGAAAAGTGTTATTTCTGATAAGAAGGGGGTTGATAGTAGTATAATTAGTACAACCAAAAAACTTCGGAAAGTTGAAGATTTTACAGAGAGTATAGATGAAATGAACGATACCAAAGAATCTTTAGAAGTCGAATTGAATAGTATAGATATTAGATTTGGTGAAATAAGAGAACTTTCTGAAAGTTATAAAAATAATGAGGTTGAATTGGAAGAAAAAATATCAATGTTTAGAGAAAATGATGTTGAAAGAAAGTTTGCTCAATTAGAACAATATAGATTAGAGAAATCTAATAATAAGATCGAGATTGATAAACTTAAAATTGATGTTAAGAATAAACTTGATAAGATTGAAACGCTTGGTAATTTAGAACACGATCCTAATTGTAGTTATTGTATGAGCAATCCATTTACTCTTGATGCCATTGAAACCAAAAAACGTTTGGATGAGGATAAAGAGTTAGCCAATAAATATGTTAATAAATCAGATCAATTAGATAGAATAATTACTAATCTTTCACACATTGAACTTCATAAATCACAAATGGATGATTGTATTCATCAGATGAGTTTATTAACTTCTGATATGAGTTCATTGGATAGTGAAAGCCAGTTGATTACTGAAAAGAAAAGAAATTTAATAACACAGTTAGCAAACATTGAAGATAAGATTAATTTATATCATACTAATGAGAAGGATATTGTTTATAATAACAATCTTCAAATAAAAATAATTGAACTTGAGAATGAATCTCAATCACTGGAAGATACATTGAATGGTTTAGATAATGATTTAGGTTCTGTTAATGGTGATATTAAAGTATTGGAAACCAATCGTAAAACTATACTTGAAAATATTAAAAAAGTTGAAGAATTAGAAGATAAGTATGCTGCTTACCAATATTATATGGATGCTATTAAAAGAGATGGTGTTCCGTATGAATTAATTTCAAAAGCTCTTCCAACTATTGAAGGTGCTGTAAATGATATACTTGCACAAATTGTAGATTTTTCCATGATATTAGAAATGGATGGGAAGAACATCAATACATATATTGTATATGATGATGATAATGTTTGGCCTCTTGAATTAAGTAGTGGGATGGAAAGGTTTATTTCTTCTCTTGCTATGAGAGTAGGTTTAATAAATGTATCTAATTTACCGTCTGCAAACTTTCTTGCAATAGATGAGGGTTGGGGAACTATGGATTCGGATAATCTAAACTCTGTTTATAATTTATTTCAGTTCTTAAAATCACAATTCCAATTTACTATGATTGTTTCTCATATTGATTCTATGAGAGATGCTGTAGATACACTTCTTGAAATTAAGAAAGAGAAAAGTTTTAGTAACGTCGTTTTTGAGTAGATTGAAGTTTTCGTTTATGGTGGTCTGATTCTCTACAATTATTTTCTATAAGTTTTTCAACAAATGCATACATTTTCAATCCGTGTACTTTACAATACTCTTTTAGTATATCTCTATACATTGGTCTGATTTTAATATCAACTCGTTTCATTATATTCTCCTATATTATATAAATATCTATGTCATACAAAAATCATACAATAGGTAGAAATTAAAATATAAAATTTCAAATTTTGATATTTATTACCGAATCTAAAAATAATCCATTGGAAATTTAATGAGCGTAGTAAAACGATATAACAAACTCTTAAACCTTGATAATATTGACGTATTGGTAGATGAAGTTGACGTTTCGGATCATATAATTATATCCGAACTTCCTGAAAGCTTACCACAAGGTAGAAGTTCATTCCTTATAGAAGTTTCACCATATATGAGAGATGGTGTGGAGCTCCAAATTGACATTATTGATTCTGAAGGTAAGAGTATTTATTCAGAACCAGTCGAGAATCATTTGGAAGGTACTTCTCGTCGTGTTTCTATCGAAGTTTATGGTGATACCGCTCCTGGTGTAGCCACTATGATTATAGTTGGTGAGCTTGACGCTTTACCATTAGGACCTGGAGCATTTAGTGAGTATGAAGAAGTTCCAAAAGAATGGGAAGGTGTATATAATATACGGCTTACTAAAAATGTAATCATTAACACAGCCGCTCTAAACACCCAACCGATAAAATTTTATTCCACACCAAAACTTCATATTTCAGAAACGAGATTGGGTTCGCTGGAGTTAGAGAGTACAATAACTGCTTTATCATCTTCTATTATTGAATTAGAAGGTATTCCAATGTCGGGTAGAGAATTCACACCATTTCCATCTTCTACAGACACATCCACAAAGAGTGAGAAGCAGGGGACAAAGGATAGAGATGAGAAATCTCTTCCAGATGGTAGAGGTAAAACAGATATTGCTGATATAGAAACTCGAAAACAAAGTTCCAAAAAGCAAAGCACTCGTAAAAGTTCACATGGTAGGAGATCTGGTAGAGTAGCGAGAAGATCTTCACCTATACAATATCCATACAGCTTCACCATCGTATCCGGCAGTCATACATTCGATACTCAGCAAATTGGTGGAACAATAACATTTGAAACATTCGATACCAGCATTTATAACGCAGATACTTTCAGAGAAAATGGGTTAGGTCACCCCGATAATGTATCAGCAAACATAGTTCAGTTATCTCATGATAGGAATTATCCATACTATTATACAGCTTCCATTTCCGATTTGGGAAATAGTACTACTGCTTTAGTATCTACTCCATTTACAAGGCAAACTACAAATGGTGAATATAAGATTATACCATTGAAGGCTACGGGAGTTGTCCATTACGAATCAGAACCATCTGCATCATATAGTACTGCTAATATTATTTCATATGCTAATGTTAAGATGAGTGATTTAAGAACTTTTTCTGGTGATGTATTCAAAACAAAGGTTTATGTCCGGAGTGAAGGTTCTTGGGATGATTTTCAATTATTAACGGAACTTCCATTAGAGGCTCCCGAATTTATGATAAACAGCGGTTCAGTTGGAGTTGGTGAAAGAACAGGCTACTTTATTAGTCAAGAAGATGTTACAAATTATTGGAATGTTTATGGTGGTACTAATGGATTATCAGCAGCTGGACCTGAAACATCAGCGTCTTACGATAATGATACTCTATTAGATTCTATTGAGTTATCAGGTAGTATATCAGAGTTTAGTGACCAAATAAGATTTCAATTAAAGGATGATTATAGATTTAATTTAGAGGATAATATAGATTACACACTCTCATTTACAGCCGTCGGTAGAAAATCTGCTGTAGATAAAGCTTTAATGATGTTGTATGTATCTGGATCATCTGTTTATCAAAGTAATAAACTTCACAATGATACTTTCTTTGATGGTGAAGTATTAGAACCAACTCAATATGGAAAACGATTAGGAGTATTGGAGGTTAATACTTCTGATCAACCGACAAAGGAGTTTGGTTTAGTAAAGCATAACTTTAATGTTGATTTAACTGGTGATGCTATAATTCAATTTAGAATAATATCGGGTATATGGAATATTTCTGATGTTTCAATTAGACCATCAGCAGATACTGGCTTCTCACCATCATTTATAGAATTTAGCCAACAACTACCACCTAACTTACAGCATAAAAGGCCGGACACTCTTGAATTTCTTGCTGAATTTTATGATATAAATAATAATTTAGCAGACACTATATCATTTACTACTGGATCTGTATTTACAGGTCCAAATTTAGTTATTACTGGTGATGATAATAATATGAGTGGTGATTTATTCCTTGGTGGTGATACTACTGGTAGTGGTGTTCATATGGGAGGTGTTAATTCCACACTTCCTGAAACAGGTGGAGCTGGAGCAGAAGGTTCTGGATTCATCCGTTCAGTAGGTTATCAAGGATTTATGTCAGCGTCAAATCAAGATGGTGATTATGGATTTATGATATATAGTGGATCTGTATTGCCAGATTCAGGCGATTCTTACGCTGGTGTAGGTTTAGAGTTAATTGGTGTGAGTGGTTCATTAAAGTTTAGAACTAATCCAAGTGTATTTGAGGTTATAGCTGATGCATTTTATGTTGGTAGTTCGGATACTCAATTCATAAGTGGTTCGAGCGGACAAATAGAAATATCATCATCCAACTTCCATTTATCACCGAGTGGTGATGTTAATATGACTGGTACAGTTACGGCTCAAGCGGGGGATATAGCTGGTTGGTTAATCACAACTGGCTCCGATGGCCGTTCTTTATTAAGTGGCTCTAATATAACATTAGACGCAAGCGGTTCTTCAATTTTTATGTCGGATAAAGGTCCAAGAAGTGATGTAAGTTATCCAAATGGTTTTGAACCTTTAGCCGATGAATATTATATGGATTTTACGCCAAGTGGAAGTGATGATTCTGCTGGTTATTATGTAAAATTTGGTCCAAACTTCTCTGTTGATCACGAAGGTATTTTAATTGCAAGCGGAGCAAAGTTTGAAGGAACTATAACAGCATCCGCTGGTATGATTGGCGGGTGGCAGATTGAAGATACCTATTTAGGTTCAGTTCCTGATGGGGTTAGATTATATGGTGGGGGTACTCCTTATGTAATTTCATCTTCTAATTTCCAAGTTACTTCGGACGGTGATGTTAGTGGTTCTCAAGTATTATTTACTGGCGGTAAGATTGGTGGATTTAATATTGGAGCTTCAACACTAACAAATGTAGAAAATACAGTTGAACTAAGTACTATACTACCTGGTTTGAAAATTAAGGATAACACAGGTACTTCGAGGGTAGAGGTTAAGTCGGGATCATTTTCAGATATTGGTGGTGGAACTCAACATATAGGTAATGAAGGATTTGAGGAAACAGGTTCATTATCAGCTGGGAGAAATTTTAATCCAACAGTTGCAAGTTGGTCGTATAGTATGGGTGGTCACGTTACTGCTAGTTTGACTGATAGATCTGGTTATTCTGATTTTGAAAAAGCGGTTAGTGGAGATATTTCTTTTGATGTTGTAATACCATCCGGCGCAGCAAATTACTCATCAAATAATACTTATGAGTTATCACAAGTTATAACAGCATCAATAGCCGAAGGAGACACTTTAAGTTTTTCTGCTGTTGCCAGATTTAGTTCAAGTTTTGGTACTGGAAAAGAAAGAGCATTACAACCTCAATATTATATAGTAGAATATAGTTCGTCTAATTCAAATGGGTGGACACCATTTTTACCATCTGCTGCATATACGTCAAGTAATGGGTATGCGGAATACTTCTTAGGGGCAGGACAATACAATAGTTTTGGTGGAAGTGCGGCAATTCCTGAAGCTTGCGATTATTTGAGAGTTACGGTTACTGGAAGTATTAACGATGATGGGGGATTTACAGTAGAGGCTCCTTTATTTGCAAAAGCAAAAGCTGGTAAATGGAAAGAGGATTCTACTTTAGGTAAGAAGAAATATAATAAGGTTTTCACAAACACAGAATCACCAGAATATCCTGAAACTGAAATTACATTTGATAGTTTTAGATTAAAGAGTAACACAAGAAAAATTGAAATGACGCAAGATGGATTGTTAATATACAATTCAGAAGATAGTTTTATTAAAATGACTTCAGAGGGTATAGAAATTCAAGGTGGGAGCGGAGTTTCAGCATTCAGTACAGCAATCAATAGAGAGGCTTTCACAAATGATAGTCAGATTGCAGGAACGTTAGCGGCTCCACAATTACAAGCTGATGCCAATGTTCCTTCTAATATAGGAACTTCATCTGCCGCTGGTGACAACGCATTTTATTCAAGAGGTAATCATATTCACGGATTGCCATTTTCAACACTTAATACTGTTGTTAATGGGCAAACATTTGATAGCTTAAATGTAACTGCTTTGACTTCATCTAATGTGTTATTTACTGATTCTGGTATTTTGAGTCAATCATCACAGGTTGATCACGACCAAACGGCAAATTTTGATGCCAATGAACATTTTACTCAAACTAACATTACAACTGTTGGTACGGTTACTTCAGGGAATGTTGATGCTATATTACCTTCAAATTTATTAAGCGGTTCAGCACAAATTGCTAGTGATATTAGTGGGTCGTTAGGAACTAATGCTTCCTTAATTAGAAGTTTAACAGCTGTTGGTATAACTGGTTCATTCACATCACTTTCACAAAGTTTAGCAGCCCGAATAGCAACTGAAGAAGCCGAAGTGGGTGATATATCTGCAGTTAATGTATCTGGAACTGGTTTAAGTGGAGGTGGAAGTTCAGGAGATGTTACTGTTACAATTACTCCTTCAGATGTGGTTTCTGCCGTTGGTGGATTTAGTGGTTCTGCTCAAGTAGATCATGACTCTACAACAAACTTTTCATCAGACGAACATTTTACTCAAGCTAACATTACAACTGTTGGTACTGTAACTGCCGGAAGTGTTACAGCAATTTTACCAACAGATACAGTAAGTGGTTCCGCACAAATTGCTAGTGATATTAGTGGTTCTTGGACTTCTGATAGATTACCTGCGGGTACTGTAAGTGGTTCATCACAAATAGACCACAATTCTACAACTAATTATGACGCTGATAGTCATATAGATCATACTGGAGTTGGAATAACTGCTGGAAGTGGTATGACTGGTGGTGGGACTATTGATTCAAGTTTAACTTTGAACGTAATTGGTGGAGATGGTATCACTGCTAATGCAAATGATATAGAAGTTGATTCTACTGTTTTAAGAACAACTGGGGATAATATAATTAGTTCGTCTGCTCAAGTAGATCATGACTCTACTACGAACTTTGTTGCTAATGAACATATCAATCACACGTCAGTAAGCATTGCAGCGGGAAGTGGATTAACCGGCGGTGGGACAATCGCATCTAATAGAACTATAAATATTGGAAGTGGAACTGGTATAACAGTAAATGCTGATAGTATACAAACGAATGATTCAGCAATTGTTCATGATAATTTAAGTGGATTCGTTTCTAATGAACATATCAATCACACTTCAGTAACTTTAACTGCTGGCGCTGGATTAAATGGTGGTGGGGATATATCCACTAACAGAACTTTTTCAGTTGATTCAGGCTCAATGGCAGCTTATTATTCAAGTTCTGCATTCGGAACTGTGACTGGTGATGTTTTAATAACTGATGCTGGAGTTTCAACGATACAAACTACATCAGTTGAAAATAGTATGTTAGCTGGTTCAATCGCTAATTCTAAATTATCCAATTCAAGTGTTAATTATGGTGGAATCACATTATCATTAGGAGGAAGTGATACAACACCTGCATTCAATTTATCAGATGCAACTGCTCTACCAATAGTAGCTGGAACAACTGGAACACTTTCAGTTGCAAGAGGTGGAACGGGAGCAACAACTTTAAATAATTTAATTACACTTGGAACACACACAACAGGAAATTATGTGGCAACTCTGACTGGTGGAACTGGAATAACATCTACCGGAGCTACATCAGGCGAAGGAATTACACATTCAATAAGTGTTGATGCTTCACAAACTCAAATTACAGAATTGGGAAC